ATTTTGTTCAGCGAAAAGTATTGCACGACCTAATCTGGCAGCTTGATTACGAGAAGTACAGGCAAAAGCTTTAACCTGTTTTACTATGGTTCCAAATTTAGATATAGCTGTCGCATCCTCTACAACTTCAAAGTCAACTTCTTTTGAATCCATATTGAAATAGCTGACAGATATAACACTATGTCTAGTTTTTAAACTGCTCCCTGAGTAGTTAAAACCACCCTCTCCCACATTTGCCAAGTTAAATAAATAACTGGCTGTTGTGGGTTTATCCTGTGATAAATTTATACCTCCAGCAGACCATATAGGCATACACCTCATAACTCCTGATAGGTCATTTATTGCTGCAAATGCTTCTTTTGGACTCTGAATATTTACATTGCAACTAAACCTAGCTTCTTTTGCTCCTGATCCTGTACCATCGTCAACTTCTTCGTTGGCAAACTTACTTGCTGCTACAAAACTAAATAAATCTAAATTACTGTCTGTAATATGATTACCTAACCCATAACGAGTATTAGTAAGTAAATCAAGCAAACACATTGCAGGACAGTTGGTATAAACAGCAGCACCCATTACACCATTAAAAATATAACCATCTGGATAAATTATTCTGCCTGTTGCATTGTCAACAGTAGGAGTACCAGAACTGGAAGCACCTGCTCCTGGTATTCTTACTTTTACTCCTCTAATACGATATTTTCTTGTAGGAATACGATTAAACTGTTTACTATCAAGTCTTAAAGCAACATAAGCACTGTTTGGATAAGTCGAAGTATTATCTATAACTTCTTGCAAACTTGTAAATTGGAAAGCATTAACTCTATTAGATTCTGTGCTATCTGCTGTGACACGAATCACTCTAATATCAACAGGAAAAGCACCTGTTATATTTATTCTATGATCTCTTGAGTAAGCATCTGCTGTTCTGCCACTAACGGAAGTAGATATTACATCTGTAAAACCGCCAGAGTTATACTGCACTTGAATTTTATATTCAACTGTGTCCCCTCGAATATCTCCATCATCTTCGGCTACCTGTATTTGAGGCCAAGTTAAATTAACTATTACAGCATCAACATCTGTGTTGGTAACTTGTCTTGTTACAGGAGCAGAAGTAGTGACAGTAACAGCAACACCAGTAGGTGATCTACTTTCAGCAGGAATACCACTCATCGCAGTTTGGTTTGACGTTCCAAACTTAGATTTAAAAGTTACATCTCTGTAATTAAAGTCAATATCTGCAGGACTTGAACTAGAAGCATTTGAATTTAATATAGGAGTATCGTCAAGAAAAACGTCTTTCAAACTTGCATTGTCATAAGCAGCTGTTCCTTTTGTAAGACCTTCCTTAGAAGCAGAAGCAAATCCTTCTATTTCACCTTCAGATATTAAATCTTGAACAGTAGCAAAAGCTCTACTATGTAAAGTATCAGGAGCACGGTATGGAGGAGGTGGTGGTTTTGGTGGACCTCCAGAACCTCTGATAATTTTCTTTTCGTCAGTCATGCTTCTACCTGATTAGTGTCAACTGCTGCACTTATTACAACACTTCCTGTAAATATTTCACCATAAACTATTGGAACTGAAGTACCAGCCCTTGATGTATTTTGAACTCCACCAAAATTAAAAGATAACTGTGGATCTTGCTCAGATTTAAACTCCTGCGGTTTTGGTAACGGAAAAAGCATTTCAGTAACTCCTGATATTGCTAACCCCATTCCTACATTCATAGCAAATGCACCTAAACCTTTTAAAGCTAAACCTTGACCACCAAACATCTGTAAAGCACCAAAACCTCCTGGTCCTGTAGCTATAGCAAGTCCTATAATCAATGCTCCCATTAAAAGTTTTCTACCGCCACTACCAGCACCACTTATAGCTGGTATAAAATGTATATCTTCTTGTCCAATAGGATAACCAATTTCATCTTTATCAATATCATAATTACCTACTTTTACCTGATAATACTGTGGACTCATATAGGCTTCCAAACCTGGAAAGTTATGTATTAAAAAACTTACGGCTTGTGCAACACTACTAACTTTTACCTCAAACTCTTTATGTCCGACAAATTCTGCCAGCTTTCCATATAGTTTTACTTTACGAAGCATAGCGATACCTTTTGCCAGTGCATTTTAATAACCACTCTGAATAGGGTTCTCTACAAGATAGTCTATCGGTTAAATGATGAATAACATCACCATCAAAAAATAATGC